GCATCTTCAACAACATTCTTTTGAAATATTGAGTTATTTAAGTTTCTACCTGTATGCATGAGTGAAATTTTTACTTTTGTAAAACGACTATCTTCACTTTCTTCTTGTTTCTCAAATTGAATAGGAATAGAACTGGACAACTTTAACTCCAAAAATATTCACCTCCTTTCAATAATGTATTTGGACATATCTAAATAGTAAAAATCCAAATCATCATTTGAATTAATAATTACATCAGACCATGTTTTATTACATTTAATATTACTGATACAAAATAAACTTACTCCAAATAATTTACTAATTTCATGTTGAGTTAATTTAGTATCTCTTAATAGTAATTTAATTGTTTTTACATTTTCTTGATCTAATTTTTTAGAGTTCTTTTTTGGTTTTCTATTAGTCTTAATTTCTTTTACTTTTTGTAAATACTCATTAGATAAATTATCATTAAATGTAATGACAACATCTTTCCAAGTTTGATTTTTGGAAATACTAATGATATTTGATTTATTTACATTAAACAGATTAGCGATTTCAGTTTTAGTCAAATCCGTATCTCTCAACAAAAGTCTAATACTGAAAACATCTTCTTTTGAAATTTTAGATGAGTTTCTATTTCCTTTATTTGAAATACTCATTTTTAATTTTGACTCATTAGAATGTGTATATCCTTGTGAATTAAAAGCATAAGGGAGAATGTTATAGCCAATCAATCTCTCAAAAGATTTAGTTTTATCCAACCAAAACTGTTCTCTTTCTTGAAGTAAATTCAAATTTGATACAAGTTCAATGATTTCAAATTTAAAATTATGTTCACCATATTTATTCCAAGAATTTTGAAGATAAGAGTTTGAATGATTATTATTGTTCAACTCTAATTTGTGACCGTAAAATCTTTCTTTAAAACATTTTGTGCTTCCAATATACATTTTCCCATTACTTAGATTAACAATTTGATAAATTCCAGATGCGCTTAATGTACTACTCATAAAAACCATTCCTTTCAAAATAAAAAACTTCAAAATAAATATATACTTACTTCTTTTTAGAACTCCAAATTTCTAAAAAATCGTTAAGTGATTGCGTACCTTCAAATACCCAAAAATACTTATTGGTTTTCTCATTAATCCCTTTATGTAAGAATTTATGCCCATTAACCAAAAGGGATTCTTTGAGTTTTGGTGAATAACAATAAAATAATTTCAAATATAATTCACCTTCCTAAGAATATTACTTTGCTCTGTTTTTGTTTGCATCTTTATTCCTTGTTTCCAAACCTTTATTGGATAACTTTTCTTCATCCTTTTTAGGCGCACCCACACCATTATCCTGACTAGTGTAACTGGTTTGAAGTGGTTTCATCTTATCCAACAATTTTAAATAATCATTTTCATACTTCAATAAACTCATAAAGGTTGTTTGTTTAATTCCCATTGCCGTTAATGGCATAAGTTTTGAATATCCTAACGTTGCCCCTTCTTTATACAAATCGTACATTTCTTTACGATTGAATATAGTGATAGGAGGGAAGAGAATTTCATAAAATACTTTTCGATCTTTGTTGATTAAAGTGAAACGATTCTCATACCAAAGTTTGTTTTGATCCAATAATCCAAACAATAAAGATTCATCAACTTTAAGTGAATTTGATAATCCAATTGAGCCACCATCAGAACCACTATTTAATAATAACTTTGAAACACCAGCCGTATTAAACACACGATTGTTAGCACGTTCAATATTATCTCTGAGTGTTTGACCTTTTTCTTGAAGACTAATGCTTTCTACATCAAGTGGAGTAGTTAATACATCAATACCTTCTTGAGTTATCATTTTCTTAGCATTTCTATGTAAGGCTTGACCTTCTTCTAATTTCAACATAGGCAATCCTGTGTTCTTATCCAAAGGTAATTTCTGAACAATTAGCCTGTACAAATCCATATTGTCTTTAGACTTATCCATTTCTTTATATTCCGTTAAGTTAATTAACTCAGGGAATACAGTGGAGAAGAAAGGAGTCTGATTGTCAGTTAACTTATGACACCTTGCGAAATTAGGATTTAATAATACCCATTCAGTTGAATTACCATTTTTATAATCCAAATACGCTTCAAAGAATTCATCAGGAAACGCAGCAAACACTTCAATTTTCTGCTCTGTATCTTTGTATTGGTCAAAAAATCTTAGATTAAATTCAACAGCATGATTATTATTGATTTTGAATTTAGAACGGCAATATTCAAAAGGTAATTGTTGTAGTACAATATTTTCACCCAATGTACGTTCATAACCGTAAAATACACCGTCAAGTAATGTAATAAATGCAATGAATCTATTAACCTCTTTGATATTTGCGTTATCTGTATATTTTAAAACCTTATCCAAATTCTTCTGATAATCAACACTATCATCATAAACTCTAGGAACTACTAAATAATCAAACGTAAGAATAGAAGAGAAGTAGTGTAGTATTCTCCTATATTCACCACTTACATTGAAAAAGTAATTAGACATGATTCTCAAATTACTAGTATTAGAAGATTCTAGTGCTTTCATTACCTGTTCTTTTGAGTATTTGATATAAGTAGGTTTTGTTTTATAATTTATAGCGTATATACCCTCTGATAATTTCTCAAACTGAATCATTTCACGTTCATCGTAATGAAGAGATTGAGGTTGCTCAGTAGTTTCTTTCTTTTGTCTTGGCATTTGTTCACCTCCTGTAAGTAAAGGTTAGTTGTAAAACATATAATCTGAAAAGTTTGTATTATGACTTCTATCCACTAAGTTTTCACCTTCAAGAATCTTAGCAAGGTAATTTGCAAAACCTAATGAACTATATCTATCCTTACGTTTACCAGCTTTTTCAGTAATCTTAATATACCCACCAACAATCTGATGTTCTAGGTTTACTAATTCATTTACCAACAGTGTAGTTTGCACATAAGGTAACTCCATTAAAACTTTATCTTCAATAGAGGAATCAAGATAATTCTTTTTATCTGATAAATTATCTTTTGCTTCAATTTCATTAATTAACAATTCGATATTAGAACTTTGAAGATTGGAACGTAAAGAAGTAGCAATTTCATGGTTTATTCGGCTATTAGCCTTAATAGAAAATACAACTGGTAGTGGATTTTGTGTTTTTGCACGAGCCTTCATTTCATCATCATTGTAAGCACACCATGCTTCATACTCGACATCTCTTTGATCATCATAGTTAACTTTAACTAATTGGTCATAAACAGCCATACCATTACCATGAGTGTCAAGTGCGACATAACTCGCTTTAAAATCTTCAAATAATTGTTTAATTCTTATTGCTTGGTCTTCAGAATGACCACCTTCTATAGTTTCTATATAGGAAACTTTTCTAAGGTATTTGTCACCATTAGGAATAAGCCTTACACAAGTAGCAACTGTAGCATCGTTTGCACTACCACCCATCAAGGCAACGTCTACACCAATAACCCTAATTTCACCGTCACGTAGTTTATCTTTATCCTTTTTCCTACTGTTTTTATTAGAAACATAATCTATGTTCTTGATAGGGTAGAAAGGATTCTTTAATTTTCTGTTTTTAGTGATATCTTCAAGTTTAAAGATTGCATTTTCGTTCTGACCGTACATTAAGTTCTCATATTCCATGAGAAATCCTACCTCATCAAATGCAGAACTCTCACGTTCTTTTTGTATACGTTTTTTACTCAATAAACCATGATGAATAGATGTGAGGTAGTCTAAAGAGAACAACATTACATCTTTACCTTTTAACATCAAATCTCTTGCGCTTTGCATGGATTTCCACATCCAATGAGAAGTGTACCATGCAGAAGAAATATATAATTCAATGTTTTCTTCTTTTAGATGACTATATTTTTCCTTTTTTAAATAAGGAGGTTGTCTATATACGTTTAGGAAAGGTTTTAAAACTGTGTTTAAAATACCTTCATCAATCATACGGAACTCTTCAAGGATCAAAATGTTCCCACGATAACCCCTTGAGTTTTCCGAAGAGGTTACAGCTTCAATGGTTGATCCGTTATGAAATATGACAGTTGCATCATTCGATGATGATTTAACTTGTTTTATTTCTCTTGCTAAATTTGGATATTGCATTAATTCTTTTTCTATTTTTTCCGTTATAATTAATTTTGCTTGTTTCTTTACACCAGAAGCAATAATAACTTTTGTGTTAGGGTATAAGACACATCTCGCACATGCGAATATAGCAATCATAAATGATTTTGATAATCCACGAGCAGCAACAATCATAACGAATGTGTTAAGGTTCATAAAGAAAAGCAATAATTTTTGAAAGAAGAATAATTCAATCCCAAAGTAATGATCTACGAAACGATGGATATTCAATCTATAGAAGGAAGTCCATTTTTTCATTTGATTTCTCATGCGAACATTTTTACTCTGATTCTCTTTGGTTTTACTTACACTTTGAATCTTTGCTAAAGCGTTTTGACCTTTAGAGTTTTTATTCCTATCTACTTCAAAGTTTTGTATTCCAGCCATTATTCGTCATCATCCCTAACATTAAAATCTTTAGAAATGTTAAAGATATTCTTCATTGGACGAACGAACCAGTCGTCAATATATTTCTTAAATTTATCAAAATCTTCGTAGATAGGTTTATTCTCAAAGTACTCACAAGGTTCATCTTGTTCGATTGTCTTAATCCAAAGTCCATATGTGGATAGACCTTTATCATCATTCGCACCAGTTGACTGAATAGGTTTAATATTACCGTCATTGTGTAATTTAGATGACAATTCCATTAAGTCTTTAAAGTTCTTAGTTTGATTTGCAGATAATTCTTTTTCTGCTTGTAAGTGAACTTTAGCGATATTCTTATATAAGTTAACTTGTACAGGAGTATCTGTTGCATAACTATGTGCATATTCAGCAAAGAAGTTTTCGAGATATTCTAAGTCACTTGCTGCATATCCACGTCCCCATTTTTTATATAATGAGTTTTCATCAAATGAACTGGAATCTTCAACTGTGATATTAAATTCCTTCTCATTGTTAGAAACACTGTCTGACCAATTAAATGTCTTATATTGTGGCATACCTATATTTTTCATATATAGTTTAATTAAATTTTTATTATCACGTTCTGCTTCATCCTGAGAACTTTGTAAAATATCAACTAAAAATGGTTTATCAACCATACGTAACGCAATCTTTAATTTTTCAATATCATTATCAATAAATTCCCAAAAACATTCCTTACATACAGATAATTTTCCTGTGTGTTTATGGAAAGGGGAGTTAGAAGCATAAAAATCAGTTGGGTTCTTTTCTTTACCACAAGACGAACAGGTAAGTTTTACAACAACTTGTTTTCCACGAACCACAGTACTCACCACCTTTTATTCATAATAAAAACCACTTATTCAACACTCACTCAATACTGGAAAGAGTGAATGCTGTGTAAGGGGTTCTCTTATAATATCTCGTCTACAATTCCTAACTTTAAAGCCTGTTCAGCAGTTAACCACCATTCTCTATCTGCCATTTCATCATACTTTTCTTCTGTGATTTTTGTATTGGCAATAATAAAATCTTTAATTTGTTTATCTTTTAATTCTTGGAATTTCATATGGTCTTTAACTTTATTACTTGAACCAACTAAGAAAGTGCTACCGTCATGAATTAAGATATTAGAGTATTCGTAAGCTTTAGTTTTATGAGCAGCCATAGCGATAATACTACCCATACTTGCTGCCATACCTAAAATAGTTACTTCAACAGGTGTAACAGATTTTTTAATCACTTCGCATAAAACTAGACCTAAATACACATCTCCACCCGGAGTATTTAATAAGATTTCGATTTTTTTACGTTCTTCAACAGGTTTAACTTCATCTTCACGATTCCATTTAAGAATTTGCAGAATTACTCGTTCTACAAGAATATCGCAAACATCTTCATTAATGATAATGACTCTTTCTTTTAGATGATTAATAAATTCCATTTCGCTGAAATCATAAATTACTCCACTTAACTTTTCGATTTTTTCCATAACTTCCACACTCCTTATTTTTTTTTAGTGTGGCATCGGATGGACTGACCATCATACCATTATTTGATTAATTTAGTTTAATTATATAAGTTGCTTCTAATCCTTCGTCTTCATTAAATACCATAAACTTCTGACTTGGTTTAGCACCATATCTACCTTGCATTGTGTGATCGTCTGCCCCTATGAGTGAACCATTTACAACTACAGTTGTATGTCCAAATTCCTTATCATAATTATGATGAATATGTCCACCCATAATATATGAAGGGACGTATCCCAAAATTTGAGGGAGTTTAGTCACACACTGATCTACTCTGTCATAATTTCCATGCACAAGTACAATATCCTCACCGAATATTTTAGTTTCCACATAACCATCTTGGTCAGTAATAATTTCAATGTTATCAAAATCACGTAATCTAGCCTCTAAGAACCAAGGTATCAAATATTCAAAATTTTCC